TCCGTTTCGGTGGTAAACTCTTCACCGCCAAACTGATCCAGTACGGCATTTGCCTGCGCCAGATTGCGGTCATAGCGTTCACCCCAATCTCTTTTCAGTTCCGTTTCCATTGCGACCTGCTTGTCTTCGCTCTGGGTCTGTGTCTGCGCATTCGCTTCCGTGACCATATCCGTATAGCCACTGATGATCATCTGCGCCTGCTTGGCGTTTAATCCAGCCTTGTGCGCCATTTCCTTAAAACGACCCATACTGGTTTCATCGACCAGTTCACCGCCGTCCAGTTCATAGCTGGCAGCTTCATCTGGTCTGCCCAGCTTGGAATAGACCTGCGCCCAGTCATCATCGGTTGCCCAAGACCCTGGGATTGCCACCTTATCCGCGCCCACCATCTTCTGGGCGTTGATCAGTGACTTCGCCATCGAATTAATGTCCTTGTATCCTGACAACGATGGGTCTTCACGCAATTCTTCGCTAATGTGTTCCCTAAAATTAAATTCCTGATTTACCGCTTCAGACGGTGCCTGCCCAGTGTCTTCCTTTACTGGAGCGTCCGCTACCTGAGTTTCTTCAGCCATATTTTACTCCTTTTTTTCTGTGGTTAACTCCGTATTGGTCATCATACCGTGTATCAGCAGAAGTACTGACCGCTGCCCTTCACGATAAATGGTTTCGTTACTGTCTGGCACAAAAGTCGTGCCGTGCATACTGAACCGCTTGCCCAGATCCTCCAGAATGACCTTGCCTTCAGGAGAATTAAAAAGTTCACGGTAATTAATCCGTAGTTGTTCTGGTGTCATTGACCACCGCCCACTAACGCTGCCAGACCTTCCTGCATTTCTGGACTTGCATTGTCCACCGCATTAATGGCTGGTGCCACGTTGCCTGCCGCTTCCGCCGTCATCGCCGCCTGCTGCATTGACTGCTGCTGTGCTTCTGCCTGCTGACGCTGGTTGCGTACTTCATCTACTTCCTGCGCCCCACGAACCACCGTGGCAGGTACATTCGTTACCTTAATGATGTGCTGCGCCAATCCATCCAGATCAAGATAATCGACAACGCCTGGATCAATCTGCATCAACGGTGCCAGGAACTCAAATAACTGCATCGCGCTTTGTACGTCACCTGAACGCTGCGCTTTCGCCATCGGCGATACATATTCAATGTCAATCTGACCGTCTGCCATAAATTCTGGTGCAGGGGGCAGTAACTTCTGGCGTGACAGCAAATTGAACGTGCGATTAATCATCGGATGCAGCAGTTCTGCCTGGAGCCTGCCTAGAGATGGCGAAAGTACCCTCATCTTTTGCTCGGTTCGCTGTATCACCTCTGTTGCGGTCATATTTGGACTGTTGCCCAGAATAAGCTGGTCAACATAAAAACTTGCGCGAATAGCATCACGGCGACTTTCCAGCAGTTCCTGACCAATCGGATTGTTGCCGCCAATGTTTAACGCTTCAATTCGATCTCTTGTGCCTGAACGGTAAAAATTTAACCCACCAGGGATTGTTCTGACTGGCAGGTGGAAACCATCGTCTGGTACCATTAACGGCGGATGTATCTGCAACTGTGCCGCTCTAATGACCACTTCACTCATCTTATTCAACATTTTCGTATCACTGAGGCTGTTCATCGCAGGACTTCTTCCATAGCCGTGTTCGAACGAGGCTTTAAGGTACCTGGGGCATAAATAGGGCATTTCGTCATAGCCAGATTCACTTAAAATCATCTTGTCTTCAGGATCCATATAAATCGATGCTATCGGTTTGTTCCTGGAATCCAGTTTAATCGGATCACGGTCATCTCTGGGCATCACAATGTGCAGCAATGTCACAAATTCGTGCGGATCTTCCTTATGAACCTTGGCAATGTTTTTCCCAACCTTGTCTTCGCCAAATCGCTTCATTGCCGCTCTTGCCGTCATCTTAAATTCACGAAAAACAGTATCCACACGACCCATTTCATCTTCTGCCAGAAAACATTCAGAGATGTGCCGTGTACTATATCGCAGGTTACTAGACCAATTAGACCCAACTGGTGCATCATTTGTGTCCACAAACATCACGGCAGTACCAAATGTGACCAAATCGGAATATAATTCGTGTATGGCTTCGTGAAAGTTTGACCGATGAATTTCCTGGTACATCACATCGGTGGCTGACTGCAGCCATTCCTTGGCGGTGTCATCAGCTTCAAATTCGTCATTGGTGAAGCGTAAATGAAACCAGGGTGTAGATGCATTGGTCAGCATTCCGTGCAGGGATGCCGTCAGCAGTTCCGCTGCCAGAATGGCGGTTCCATCAAAAATCAATTCGGTGCGCTTGTCACCTGCTGATCTTTTCTTGGTAATGTCCGCCTTTCTGGGAACAATGTAGTCCGCCACTTCCTGCCAGTGACTTTCCCAGTTCGAACGCTGCGTTTCCAGCGTCTTGAACCGCTTCATCAGCAGTGCTGCCTTTTCCTTTTCATTCATTTAATAATTAACCTTGTTCTGACCCAGCAAACTTGGCTTGATGGTCGGTGCTTCCGTCATCAGACCTTCCGCACCAGTGGTAATGGTTGATGCCTGACCACGCCGTTTTCTTGCAGTTGCTCCTGCCTTACTGCCTGCAGCCTTGGTAGCCGATGGTTGTATCGGTGGTGCTGGAGGTGGAGGAGGTGGTGGTGGCGGAGCAGGTGGATCTGGGAAAAACTTGCTCATAACTATCCTTTCTTCAGTGTTGCTCCCACATCAACGAAACCGTTTCTGTGGAATAGGTTTTCAAATAACTTCTGTTCTCTGTCGTCCAGTTCAGCGGTTGCCGTGGCATAAATTGCCGAACAATCGTATTCTTTTGCAAACTGGTCAACATAATCCATTAACAGCCGTGCCGCGCGTGTCTTGCGTCCTTTCTTGAATACCCAGAACTTTATGACATACGCCAATGGCTGACGGCACCATTCATAGCTGGCTGCCATCATTACACCGCCCAGAATTTCATCGTTTTGGACGGCAATCCTGAACTTGCTGTAGCGCATATTCAGAAAATGACTGATGTAGTTCCGCGCCATTTCCACATCAAATTCACCTTTAAAGGCGGATTCATTATGCGCTTCCCTGAACCCTTCAATCAAGGCATCTACGTCCTTGTCATACGCAAACCGCGTTTCAATCACGACATTGCCCCAATCTGATCATTTAAGGGGTTATAATTATTATTCGCCGTTATTTGCGGCGGTCGTCCGTCCGTTTTGACTTCTTTGATTCCGATCGAAAGATATCGGAAGGAATCTGCAAAATGTGATGACCAATCGTGGATAGGCGATGTCCTAAAAGCACGATTCTTTTCGTTATAGCTGCGGTGGTAGTGACGCATTGCGTTGAGCAACGGTTTGCACTTGTCCGCATCAAACCAGCAACGTGGTATAAGCATCTGTGCAGCATTTATTCCATCCTCCAGCGGTAATTTCGGTACCACCCTAAAATTTAATCCTAAATCCCAGGCAATCTCTCTTCTGGATCTACCAGTGCCTAATTCCCTGACCTCAATGTCGTGCGGTGCATAATGATCACCGTACAAATACTTCTTCTGCTGAAGGACACGCACATAATGGGGTAACCCTTCACCACGCATCTCATAACAATCAATGATGTGAACCGCCCTGCCCACGGACTGCGCCCATATGATCGCCGTACTGTCGCCTACGCCCAGATCCCAGAACGTATCCACACGCTTGGATGGATCATAAGGCACATTGCAAATCCGCCCCTCTTCCATCGCCGCTTCCATTTCCTTGCCAAAAATACTCCCTGGTACATTCGCAACCCAGCTACACTCATATTCCTGCGCATACTGGTCAGCGGTCATCGTCTGCGCCGCACTCTCCAGTTCATCCCTACTGACAATGCCAGTGTCACTCGCCTTGTGAATTGCCGTATACCAATCAGCATTTAAGGTCGCCTGCTCATACATTTCGAAAAACATATTCTGACCTTTAGGTGTTCCGACAAAATAACACGCACCCTGCCGATCAGACAACGCTGGACGAATGACTTCAGGAAATACCGATTCTGGCATATCCGCTACCTCGTCCATAAAACACATATCCAAATAAATCCCACGCAGACTATCTGGATTCTCAGCACCCAGCAAACTAATCCTCGCACCATTGGGCAAGTCACACCGCAGTTCTGTTTCGTGAAACTTAACCTCTGGTATCCTGCCAGCGAACTGCTTTAAATAATCCCAGGCTACACTCTTAGCCTGACGGTATGTCGGAGCAATGTAAGCGTACCTTGGATTAGGCTTGTCACACAATATCGCCGCCCTCAATAGATGGTTGACTGCCATTACAGTCTTGCCCATACGGCGGTGACAGACTATGACTGCCCAGCGATGCTTGTCCAGGGCATCGTGCAACTCCTGCTGCAACTGCCTTGGTTTGTAGGGTATGACAATCTGCATAGATGCTAGACACTCCTAAAGCCTATAATACGTCTATAGATACTGCGCCCTAGTTTTGGGGGTATAGGGGGGTCGTTGCAGAAAATCGTGATAGATTCTGTGCCACATCTGTGACACATTATTTATTTATCCCAGGCTATTTGTTTATATGCTTGGCTCTCAGCGTTAAAGGTCACCGCACTACTAAGGCGGTCAAAATATTTCCAGCTACCTCGCGCGCGAAGCTCAGACACAGTGGATGTTTATATTATATAACTAACCCAACCGTCTGTTCTTACTCCTGCTCATCAAAGTCAAGTTACCGCTAGAGTTATTCAGTGGGTTGCCATCCCTATGATGCACATCCTTACCGTCACCCTTCTTAGCCTTACCCAGTGTAGACATCTTACGCCGTGCCTTGTTACGGCTGGATCTCTTCTTCACCTGGTCTGCCTTACCGTGGTAATCATTGTACTCTTTTGAATAGTTACGCTGCATTACTTAGAACCCAATCCGTTACGAACTCCCAGCAGTCCATCAAGCCATTCAAAGAATGTCTTAGGCTTGCTGTCTTTGACAACCTTTTCCTTAACAACTTTAGTCTTAATACCTTTAGTCATACTTACTCCAATCAGCTTACTTCTGTTGATACTTCACCATTAGCCCAACTCAAAGTAATGCTGCCCATATTGGCATTGGCATCTTCCTTCTTGTCACGCAAACCATACGGCTGCATTCTGGCTAACGTCCACTTCAGTGTATCGATCTCCAACCGTCTACGCTGCACTTCAGCATTAAGCACACGGTTATCCACGCTATCACCCTCTGGCAACGGCGTTACTGCCAAGTCATTGATATGATCAGCAAAGAACTCACACTGTAAAACTCTGGCTCTTCTATAGATCTCCCACAACTCTTCATCACTCTGGACAGTCCGTGTAATCGACCGATACGAAGGCATACCATCCTCACGGCATATCTTCAGCAATGACTCACCCATTGCCAGGCGGTCACAGATCTGCTCCAAGATTTTCTTTGTTACTTTTCTTACGCTCATCTTTAAAAAAATGCAGGCTTATGTGGCACCCTAATGCTTCATAAGCCTGCAATCCTAGTTTATGTTAAATTAAAGTCTTCATCTTCTTTAAGGGAGGAAAAGATAATGAATAAAGTAGTTAGAGAGTAATCAACCACTATATGTAGTCGATTATATACTATTTATACTCTTTTTCAGGACATTTGGGAAATCTTTTTTTGAATGTAGTACAATTTTACCAAGGCGGTTTCATACTTTCTTTTGACAATCCGCTTGTCCTTGTAGCCTAATATCCTGGCAATCTTAGTCCATTGCGCACCGCGATAACGAAACGCAGCACTAAGTGCAACTGCCCACACCAGCTTTCTGTCAGCTTCCTTCAACCACAGCGTCAGTGTGATAGCCAAATCATAGCGATCAACCTGCAATGGTGTAGCCTTGGCTAGGCTGGTCTTCTGTGGCGCACGGTTGTAAGCCTGCCACGATGGCAAATAATCTACCCACGATGACATCTTCTGCTTCTTGATCGCTGGTGGCAGTCGTCTGTCTGTCTCTGCTGCTTCCAAGAACAAGTCATTCAACTCTGACACATCCAGTACCATCATTCGAAATACCTTCGGTGCAATTCATTAATGGCTGATCGTTGCTCGAAGTCTGGTGCCTTATGAAACTGTCGATGAAAATCTTTTACGGCATCGGTTGACCAAGCCTTGGCGATCTTGGAAAAGACACGCTTCTGCTTATAGACAAACTCATCCTTCTTTCTGGCTTCTGTAGCCTTGACGTAATGAAAATTGGAGTTCTTGACAAACTTTGAAAGAATTTTCTCAACTGCCTGCCTGCTACTATGCTTAGTAGCATAGTTTGACTGTATAGATTGTCTTTCTTTATAACAATCTTTATTATTTAGCCTATGTAAATTTAGCCTATGTAAAGAAGTATGTAGAGCATTCTGTAAAGACAGTCTATAGTCTGTCTGTATACTATGCTTAGTAGAGATTGTATTTTTATTTTTCATTTCTTGTCAACCCCTAAAATTAATTTTCTTTTGATTTTCTGTATGTCCTTTTAATTAAAACAAACCAATGCTTATTACAGTTAAAACAATGCTGTATTGTAAAAGCACTACGAGTGCCGTAAGGGGTTCGTGGCGTTTTGATCACTAACTCTGGATCTTCAATGCTATTTCTCCATACATATTCTGTGCTAGGCTCGGCACAACCGTGTATGTTTCTTAAAGTCACGTTACATTTTTGGCATCGTTTCTTTGGTGTTCTATTAAATATTTTTTTTTGGCGGTAATAATTTTGGCGTACAACAGTTTTAGTTCTTGTCATCATCTGCCCCCTTTTCTTTTGATTTTCTCCAGAACCGAACACCATCCATACCATCCTTGCGCTCTGTTTTCTGGTAGAACTTCCAGCCGCGTTTTTCAAATCGGTATCGCATCTTGTAATACTGGTTCCAGGTAATCCAGATGGAATCCCCCACCTGCATTGCTGCGGTTGCCCTATCATAAATCGCCTTGTCCTCTGGCATCGGTATGTCACGGTCGATCTTCACCATACAGAGATGGCAGACCATATGATTGTCACCCCTTGGGTACAAATTTCCCCTTGGAATCCGACAACACCCACAAACTCTTTTTTCGATTTCCATAAATGCTCCTCCCCTTGTCATCTTCAGTAATCGTTGTATGGCAGACATTGCATACCTGCGCGCCGTCCACCTCCTTGGTCTTAGTCCAGCAGCGTGGACACAGACCCTGCGCTAGTAATTCCTCAATGGTGTGGTACATCAATCCATCTCCAAACGATAAAAAATATGATCATTGATACGCACAGTTTTAGTCATCAGATCCTTCCAGGAAGGCTGGACGTAATAGGCGTGGTAATGCGTTGCGCCATCCGTAAGATCAATGATGTTGAGCGTTCCCTCTAATAACCCCCAGGATATTTCTTCCGCCCATTCATAGGCTTCAGGGTCATCAATGTTTTCTGGCTTTTGATCACACCAGAATGAGAACTGGCATCGATCAGGAATGGGTATTTGAGGGTTCCAGGTATAATAATATCCTTCTTTCACAACATCGCACACCGTGTCTGGATATCGATGGTCACTGACCCTCGTCATAATGACCTGCCCCACTGCAATCTGCCCCACTGTCGGCTCACCTCTGGCTTCAAAATAAATGGCGGTTGCCAGACATACTAATTCTGCTATCATTTTTTGCTCCTCTGCTCACTGCCCCAGTGAACCTCCAATATCGCTCTGCCCAACACCGCAGGTATTTGTGGGATTACTGAATTTCCCAACGCCTTTAGTCTTTGCGTTCTGTTTTTTTGCCCTTCGGCAACTCTTGGCGTTCCTTCTTCCCAATTATCTCCCCAATGTCCGTGAATCCTTTTGGATACCCCATCACCAGTTCCACCCAGTCCGCGGCCAGTGTTCCATTGCCAGTGTTCCTCACTTTTCGAGGTGTCGGCCACAAAACTGCCCCCCTCAAATTTCCCCTCGCTACATCGTGAGGAATTCCTTTTTCGTTCTTTTTCATATGAGGACTTTGTGAGTCCGATGTTTTTGGAGTTGGCCAAGACTGCAATGATGAAGCAGCGGTATCGGAGATGGGGTGCGTTTTGTGATGAAGCAGGTAGTATGAGCGTTTTTGTTTCGTAACCTTCACTTTCCAGGTCAGTGCAGACCTGCTCGAATACCACTCCGTCTCGGATGCTAACAAGATTTCGCACATTCTCTCCAAGGACGTAGGTGGGTCTGATTTCCTTGATGATTCTAAACATTTCAGGCCAGAGCCAGCGATCATCTTCTGTTGCTTTCTGGAGTCCTGCAACGGATACGGATTGACAGGGGAACCCCCCTGTGATGACATCAACTCTATCCAATCCAACTGTATCCACTCCGACATCTCTTACGTCCTCATAAATTGGCACATCAGGCCAGTGCTTTTTAAGCACCTTCTGGGCAAAGGGTTCGTTGTCACAGAAGCCAACTGTTTCAAAACCACCAGTGCTTTCCAAGCCAAGGCTAAAGCCACCGATGCCACTAAATAGATCCAGATGGCGTAGTTTTCTTTGCTCATTTTTTTCCATCCAACCCCAGATCCCTTAGTGATAGTTCTTCCCCACCGTTCAGTTCATCCCACACATCATCACGGAGATTTTCAGATCTTTTGTACGGTTCTCTGCGGTTCCGATCCTTCATAAAATCCTGCCACGACTTTTTCTTTTTAATCTTTGGTTTAGGAGCGACAGTTTTTTTGGAAAGAAGCACTTCCATTGTAAAGTAAATGTTACTGCACTTGGAACACTGTCGCCTGCGCTTAACGCCCTCTGACAACTTACGCGAATCAAGTACCTTAGTTTGGAATGATTGGCAGCTAGGGCAATGCATCAAACACCACACATTCCGTCACATTCGTCCAAAAAGTTTAACTGCCCTCTATCTTCTAATGAAGAAAAATCAACTTCATCTAATGGCTTTAAAGATGAATGAACAAACTGTTCTACATTTTTTGTGTTTTGGGTTCTTATTGCTTTATCAAATACTACTGCATCATTAAAACTTTTAGGATCATTAATCATCATATCACGCCACAAACTATTGTCGTGGTAAGGACAAGCAATGCAGGCTGACTTAGCTAACTTTTTATTTGGATAATGCTTGTTAAACCATTGAACGCAATGGTGCCTTTTCATACCTAATTCAAGCAATGGAAATCTATTAATAATATACTTATCTCGACTTTCCTTTACTCTTTGCATCTCATCAGTAGAAATACCAATCCAAGTTTCACATAGTTTACCTTTAGCTCTCTCACCCTTTTTTAATCCTAGCAATTCTCTAGTTTTATATTTTATAGGCTGTATCTTATAATCATTAGTGCATTGCCTCATACCAATGCCAGAAGCCGTAAAGAAAGGCATAGTAACAAACTTAGTACCAAATTTATTTTCACCTTTTAATGTATGCTCTTTAATATTGCCTACCGTTACTCTGTATACTGGAAACGGCAACTGTTTTTCTAGCCAATCAAGATGGTCATACACACTTTCAGGCTCAAATTGTGTATCAGCAAAAATTGCACAATCTGGCATTGTAGTTATTTTGCCCATACCAGCCATCAATGCCATTACAGATGATTGAACACCTGCTCCTAAACTAATTACCCTTAAATCAGCGTTTGGTATTTCTTTGCTAAAACTAATCATCACGCACCCTGCACTTCTGCCATCTTTTCAATGGCTCTGGATTTTCCGTTTTCTCTAAGTTCGATGATGTGTGATAGCCAAGCCTTAACTTTGTGCAGGCGGTTAGCAGTCAAGACCATACACCCAGCTTCTCCCAGTTCAGCCTGGACTGCCTTTTGAGCAGGTGTTACCACGCCGCGTTTCGGTGCTTTTAATTCAATGAATAATGGGTAGGGAATACCACCAAAGAAATATCTGTGCGGAACAAATATGCACAGATCTGGAAACCCTGATTTCATTCCTAACTTTTTTAAGCGCATCATATAATTAACGTGCCTTCTTCCTTCATTTGGCGAATGGTGAAAAAAACATCCAGACGGCAATGCAGCATCCAACCACTGCACCACTAGTTTCTGAAACTCGTCTTCAGTCACGCTCACAATAAAAGTCGTTTGGCATCACCTCACCCATCGTCACCGTAATGATGTTTGACATATATCGTCTGTCTGGGATCATCGCGTCCTTGTGCGATTTTGGAAGGCACCAACGCCGTGCAATCGTTGCGTCACCTGCACCTATGAGGTTTGCAAGTTTTTTGTAACTCAAACTGTGCTTGTCTTTAAATTCTTTTAATGTCATTCCAACATCATATACATTTGACAGATATGGTCAATAGTGTTACTTAAATAAATTAAATATGACACTTACTGACATTGAGGTTATTATGAACGAATACTATAATCCCACTATGAGCGGTGCAAATTTAGCAAGATATATTAAGTTGTCTGGCTTGTCCAAAGGGGAAGTGGCAGAACAAAAGGGGATTGCTCCAGAAAGTTTGTCCAGGCACATTTCTGGTCGGTCACACTTTAGCGTTCAGGACGCTATTGAGTATGGTAAAATTTTAGGCATAACACCAGAACGTCTTTTGTTTGAGCCTAGACCAATAAAGATTGCAGGCACAACCAATATGAACATTGTCAATATGTATGACAATTCAGAAAAAGAGAGATATGTCCGATTTCATCATTCAATGCGCGATGGTGTAAACTGCCTTACAATGGATGAAACTGCATCAGCTTACCAATATGTGAAGTATCTTTGGTTTTATATGTCTTCTTATATGGAAAAGACTGTGGTTCATCAGCATTGTTTTGGTGAGCCTTGCATTGTTAAAACTAAAGATGACAGAATATTATGCAGAAGACCTTTTCCAGAGCCTATTACTAGTGACTTCAAATTAAAATTTACATTGCAAGGATTGCCAATCTACGGTTCTTTAGAAATAGAACAAGGCGTATCACTTAAATGGGCGTGTCCACTGCTAAATAATATCCAACGTCCTGATCTTATAGGCATTGAAATTGACGATTAACAAAATAATTATTTGACAGACTTGACAACAACTGTCAAAAAGATTAAAACCTTCTTAATACCAATTAAGGGGGTTTTTTATTATGTCGTTCCCAACACTGCCCAAATGGGCGAAAGATAAGAATTATTTCTGGCATTCAAATCCAGAGTCACGACCACTGGACGTTACCTATTTTGACAAGCTGATCATTCGCCCCAAGGTTAATCTTGCGTGGGAGATATTAAAGAATGAACGTGACGGTGACCGTGATAGAGCATCCGAAACAATCGCAAAGTATGATGACGATAACGCCAATATGTTTGCAGGGCGACTTGTGCAGGAAATGGTTGAAAAATTTCTGATGGAAAATAAATCCCAAGAAGAATGCATTGAGTATGGATCAAATGCCTTTAATGAATATCAACCACGAAGCTGGGATGACGGCAAGGATGCCGAAAAGCTGGAAATCAATCGTGATGAATTTGCCACCGTATTTAAGAATGCAGCCGAAGGCATTCAGGAAGCACAACTTCATTTAGGCTTAAATCAACTTGAAGGTGAGAAGGAAGTCTTTACAAACATCGATGGTCTGGCATTGCCATATTACGGCAGACCAGATTTTTCACATCAGATTGAACTGAAAACCAAATGGTCAATTAAAGATGTGCGCGCCAAATCAGGGTCACGCGCCAGCAGTTTGCCCAGCCAACCAGTTTGGTCGCATCTTTGTCAGGTTGCAGGTTACTGGTACGAAAAAAAGCGTCCACAGATCATCGTATATGCCAACAAGATGGGTTATAGGATGTTTCACTCACAAAACTGCGAACAACTGTCTGAGGACGCTCTATCTGCGACTATCACCCACGTTGCTGCAAAGTGCCGTATTCGTGAGCATCAGTTAAAAAGTACGGACTCCGTACACGATCTGATGCAGTTAATCGAACCTGATTTCGGTCATAACTATGCCTGGAATCGTAATCCTGAAGTTGTCAATGAAGCAAAAAAATTATGGGGGTTTAAAATATGAAAACTTTATTAGAATGGCTTGAAGCCTACGAAGACCATTGGCTTGTAGAACTGATTGGCGGTCTGTGTTTTTTCGCGTCCATCCTTGGTCTGTGTTTCTTACTGTTTTTTGTCTATCCAGATTCAGTTTATTATTGATATGCAGCAGACTTTTTTTGACACTCTTGAAGTTCCTAGAAATGAAAAAGAAGCACGGTTTCTGGAATTTCATAAAAACAATCCCAAGGTGTATGCTCTATTCGATCATTTTACGCGCCAGGCGATTGAGAGTGGTTATGACCGCATCGGTGCCAGACTGATTTTAGAGCGGATCAGGTGGGAAGCGAACATCACAACTAAAGACAAAGACTTTAAATTAAACGATCATTACATCGCTTACTATGCGCGACGATGGATGAAACAAAATCCAGAATATCAAGGATTGTTTAAGACCAAATCAGTACAAGGCGAATGATGAAAAAAGTAAATCGAATTGATCTGCTCAAAAAAGCTATCACTCTG